CCAGCACATGTTGCAATACCAGTAGCATTAATGTTTAATGTATCAATAATACTAAACCCTGTTGGTATTGAACTTTGTAAAACAGTATCTGCAACAAAGTCAACAGTATATCCAGTTAATGCAGATGCATCCTGCCATACTGATAAAACATCCCCTATTCCCCAAATTTTTAATTCAGTAATAGTTCTTGATATTTCAGTATCTTCATTAATAATTATCTGCTCACCTTTTATAAAGGTACCAGAAACTTGAAGTAGATTTATATTAGTACCAGCACCAGCAGTAGTATATCCAGTAGCACCACTACTTACACCTCTAACATAAGATCCAGCTGGTAATTGAGCACCACTTAGAGTAGCACTTACAGTCAAATTAGTATATATCTGTATATCAAATAATCTAAGATCCCATTCTGTAGCATCGCCACTATATGCTGCATTACTTACAGCACAACTATAAACTCTTGCTCTACCAATTTCTACACCTGTACCAGCAGTAGCAGAATCTGATCTTTGATTCCAAAACATTAAAAATTCATTATCATCATTAATATTTGGTGCAGGAGTACCAAATACATTATTAACCCTTAATACAGTTCCCATTGAAAATGGAACCAAAGAAGTATCAACTACTTCCTTATCTCTTGGTTTATCTACATCTAGAATAGATGTTCCATTTCTCTCAATATCATATCCTTTTACATATGCCTTTCCTGCAGACACCTTAACTGCCATTAAATCATCAGTAGGAGTATTACCCTGATCTGTTATTTCATTAGATTTATATACACCTTCATTTGAAATTCCATCATTTAATGAATTTGCTACCTTAACATCAAACGGATCTACTGAATAATTTCCAGATTCATCAAAAGTCCTTTGAGCAAAATAATCCTTGATTATGGAATATTGTGTCTTATCAATTAATTTTTTAACTTCTCCATCATCAACTCTCAATATTTCAACAAAATTAGTATCATTAAAATCACTTAATGCTTTTTTACCAAGAGTTGTTGTAATTCTAAATCTATCTGCACCTGGTGCTGCATAATTAGAGAATCCCCTTGCATTATCATATAAAGAAGGATCATCCTTAGCAGTTATAATTTCTTCATTGATATTTAAACCAACCCTATAAGATGGATCATTAGAATAAGGATCTAATACTATCTTATCAGTAGCAACATCTACAAAAGTTCCTCTAACAAAATATACGCCAGAAGAGATTCCAACAGCAGATCCAATTGCAGAAGCATTGGATGATACAAGAGTAAGTACAGTTTCTCCTTCATTAACAGGTGTATTTCCATAAACAAATGATTCTTCAACTATTAATTGTTCCCCATCTGTTAATTCACCAATAGTATTATCATCACCAGATTCCAAATATTGAACATATATGGTCAAATCAGAAACATCGGTTTCATATCCAACATTTTCATAACTATCAATACTTAATATAATTCCAGACTGATCTCCTCTTAATCTCAACCCTTTTAAGTTTTCAAGATATAATGAAACTGGTATCCCTAAATGACTTTCATTTATCCTGATTGAATAATATTGATTATCGTAATTAATGTTCCCTGGTATAACCATTGAACCTTCTTTGAAGATATGGCTACCAAAAGACTCTATCTGATTCTGAAACTGTGACTGGAGGGTCGTTAACTCCCTAGCCTGAACAGGTTGTCCTGGTTTAAATAATACTTTGTAGAAATTATCTTCCTTATTAAAGTCATCATAATAAGGACTGATATTTAAGTTGGTTTTCTGTGGCATTTTTCTTTAAAATTCCAGGATAATTTTAATGTCTTCTTTTTGTCTAGAATTCCTAGTTATTAATGGTCTATTATCTACGTAGATAATTTCGCCCGACCCTTTATTTATCTCGGAAGTTGCTAATCCATTTGTGAAGTTCACTCCTAATGAAATGACCTTGTTTCCAGTTGGGTTTGTGCTAATTCCAGTAAAATTCTGATCGACAGATGCAGAGAATCCACTTGCAGGAGCAATTATACTTTCAGCAGAAGATTCAAAAGATAAAACCTTAGCTTCGGTAGTAACGCCCACATAATCGGTTTGATCCGTAGTGGTTCCGTTATAGAATAATGATCTATCAGTGTAATATTTAATTACTCTTGTATCACTATCATAAGATACTAGATATCCATGTGCAGTACCACCAGTTACAGTTTGTTGAATCTTTTCACCGATAGTTGGAGTTCCAGTTGGAGGTAATATTTTAATAGCACCAACAGAAGAATATTGATTATCAATAAAGACTGAGGTAGAACCTATTGATGTGGGATTCTTAACGATACTGATCTGTGCGAATTTAGTATCAGTTGGGAAATCCTTAGTTGAATCATCAAATCTTGCAAAAATTAGTACCTTATCGGTTCCTAATTCTTTATATAAATTATAACCATGTCCTCTTGATGGAGGAATAATTGGAATTAATTTAGCAAAATTGCCAACAGAAACACCACTATTTCCAAGTGGACCTAAATCCACCATTCCATAAGTATATCCCTGACCACCAGAAGACATAGTAGTTTTTATAATTTTACCACTACTATCAGTATCAATAACAACTTTGGCACCAACACCATCACCTATAATATCAACTTCCTTACCTATTATATTTTGCGAGTATCCTAATCCTTGCTTATCAACATAAACAGTTTTAATCTGATTATTATTAATAGTTGAGTCACCATTCTCTCTAACAGATTGTATCTGAGTCGTAGTTGATGTCTCCCAATCATTAGGAACTGAAATATAATCAGTAGAATCAAATTTTATAATATCACTTGGAGGAACCGTAAATAAGTATTTCCAGATATACTGGTCACCACTTTCACCTGCTCTTGTAGGTTCAAGATCAGTAAATAAAGGTTCGTCCTGAGAGGCATTACCAGTAGTACTTATCCCACTAGATCCATTCTCAATACAAATATAAACATCATAGTTCTTATTCATGACGTAATAGTTTGCGTCATATAATCTAGAAACTCTTGTTACAGGAGATGGATTAGTGACACTATAGTCATGGCGATATATTTCATACCTTGTTCCCTGTGTCCAATTAACTCTTCTAACTAATCTTCTAATATTAGCAGTCGTTACTTTTTTAGCAAAAATGGCATCATCACCATCATTACTATTATAATCAAAATTATCAACAGGATTCGGTGTATTTGTATCCCATGCCGAAGTTCTTCCAAAACCAACAGAAGTTGGATTTGCTAATCCTAAAACAACATAATAAGAATTTGTACCAGCACCTACGGTGTCTACAAAGTTATTTGCATTTAGAATTCTAAATTGATCGGTTACTATTGCAGCCATTTCATTAGCTTTTTTCTATATTTATACTACCCAAGATCCTTTCTTAAACCACCTGTATCTCTAAGACCATAATCTCTTCTCTGAATTGTTGGGTATGTTGACAATCCAGCGTCAATTGTGAGACCAGTTACACCGATTGAAATCGGATTTGTAGATCTGGTGAATCCTGAAAGTTTACCCCAAGAGAACCCACCGATAGCAGTTCCAACACCAACAGAAGTGTTAATACCTGTGCTATTAATTCCACTATCTACATTACAAGTGATAATACCAACCTGAGCAGATAATGGATGGAATGCACTTATATGGTAGATATTATCTAGACAAGTTGTTCCTGTGGCAACGGTAGCAGCATTACTGTTAACTATTGAAGTTGCTCCATGTCCAACCTGTGTTCCGAATATGTAAATTGGATATCCAGTTTGAATATCTCCAATTACGGAATTCTTATTATTTACAAGATCTGGTCTAATAGTAAACTTAATTCCATCAGGAACTCCTATTCCGTCAGTTGCAGCAATACCAGTAATAACACCATCATATCCTTGAACAGTTGTTATAGTATCAATTTCTTCCCTAGTCCATGATGGGAATGGAGCAATAACCTGAGGAGGAGCAGTTACAGTATATCCAATACCACCACTTGTAATTGTAGTAGCAGTTACTTTACCACCAGTAATTGTAGCAGTTGCAGTTGCAGTAGTTCCAACACCAACTCCAATAGTCTGTGGAGCAGAGATTGAAATTGTCATTGCAGATCCTACATATCCACTTCCTGCATTTGTTATTGTAAGTGTAGAGATTGTTCCACCTGTACCAACTGTTGCTGTAAATCCAGCAGCGACAGGTTCATCTGAACCAACAACCAGTCCACCAACACTTCCAATTACAAGAGATGACCAATCTTCTTCATAATTAAAGAATCTTGCATCGTCAACAAACATATGAGTTTCTGATGAACTCATATCACCAATTATTCTAGCAGCTGGATATACTAAAGACTCTATGGAATCTCTTGTTTTATATACAACATCACCATTAATCTTCTTATCAACTTTCTGTTTAGTCCAACTAACTGGTTTGAAGTTTGTTCCATCAATACCAAGACCGTTATATGTGTT